TCCTTACCATTTATTTTCATAGTTTTTCTCCTTTCAAAAAGGCATTAGATTAAATATTTTTATAAATACCTAATCTAATGCCTTTTTACAAACTAATAAATATCTTAATCCTTGCAATAATTTTGTGTTGTTATTGCAAGGATTATTTTTATTACATATCAATTAACCATTATTTTGCTCTGCAGCTTTTACTAAGTCAGGTGTGAAGTTTGTTAACCATTTTGTTTTAACTTCATCATCTTCTAATTCATCTTCAAAAGCTTCATAGTAAAACATTTCATTACTATCTGCTAATGCTGTAAATTCAAAATCATCCATTTCAATTTCCGTTGTATCATTATTTACCTTAAGGGATAAGCCCTTTACATCTTCTAAATTTGGAAATGCTATGTATTTTACTTTTCCTTCCATATCAAAAACTTTTGCAGCGAAAACAAAAGGTTTTGAAAAAGACTCACTTCCGTAACCATAAACACCAGTTTTTAATCCTTTATTTGAAAGTCCCATTATTTTTCTTGATATTGGAGCTTTTGCATAGCCTGTTAATGCAACAGTCATATCAACAACAGTTTTTGCTTTCTTTACAGTTTTTCCCTCACACTTTTTTACAGTCTCATTTATATTAGCTGTTGCATCCATAGTACCAGCACATCCAAATGCAACTGCACTTTCGTCTGGAAATTGAATTGAACATTCTTTTATTTTATAATTTTCAAATTCTACAACTTCTTTCATAATTGTAATTCCTCCTCTATTTTATTACTTAGATGATTTAATAAACCATCTGCAACTTCATCAGTTTTAGTTTCTAATGCTCTACCAAAAAAAGCTTGTTCACCTTTTCTTTTTTGATGTTTTCCTCTTCCTTCGTCTGGAAATATTAGATATCCAAAATCTTTTGAACTTGGTTTTAAATTTGTTTGAACTTTAATCCCTAAATTGTATGGAATTTTATTCAAGCTTTCAACATCTTTTGCGTGCACTTTCGGTGCTTTTTCTACTTTTGATTTATCTTTGTTTGAACGTGGCATAAATTTATAAATTTGTTTTTCAAAAATATTTCCACCTTCATTCCATAAATAATTATTAGCTTCATATTCTGATTTTTTAGGCAATGCATTCCATCTTTCTTGGAACTTCTTTATTTGTGAGAAATCAATTGTTAATTCGTTATATGCCATTTTTATCCCCTCTTTCAGGTCGCTCAAACGTATATGTATTTATATCTATCCAATCGTTTGTATCGGCAATTTGAACGTCATCAGAATCCATTCCAACAAAATTTAGATTTAATTCTTTTATTTTATTTATTATTGCATAGTCAGATATCTTTTGCTCACCAGTATATGCATAAATAATTTGTATTTGTCGCACATACCTACCACAACCATTTTCAATCAACCTTCCTCTGCGAAAAATAAAATAATTATAATCTTCTAACTCATTTTCATAAATTCGTCTATTTCCAACTGGAATTTCAAATTCTTCCAATTTATTTATTATTTGTTCATCAGTCATTATTTACCTCAACTTTCTTAGATGTGGCTATTTGTAAATACATATATATGTTTTTGCCATCACTAGAGTCACGTTTTTTTACTTCATAAATAGTATCACTATTGTTAATCTTAACTTTAATGTTCTCCGGTATATCTGAAATTGGTATTCTTATTTTTTTATCTATTGTATACCCCAAGGAATCTGCTATTTGATTATCATTGTCTCTAATATTTACATTAGCAAATGGACGTTTACCTATTTGTTCAAATTGCTCACCTATTTTTTCTTTTTTGGCATTTTTCAAAATTTTAATTAAACCATACTTTATAAAACCGTCATTATATGTATAATGACGGTTTTGATTGTATGGAGTTGGATTACTAAACATTTTCTTTCCCATATTTTACCTCCAACTTTAAAATATCTTGTAAATTATTGTCTATAAAATACTCTTCCGAATTATTTCTTTCATATCTGCAATAGGTCTTTAACAGTTTTCTAGCTAGTATATCAGTAGTAAAATCAATATAACTTCCAACATCATTTTGTAAAACCGTTGCTCCATTTTTTATATAATCTTTTACACTGGCATTTGTATCATCATCATCCCATGTTATATTCAGAGCACGTTTTACTTCTTTGAAAAAATTTTCATCATCATAGATATTATTTTCAACATCTCCGTTAATTCCGAATTTTATTTTTACTAAATCTTCATACTTCAAGGCTCAACACCTCTCTTTACTAACCATTAGTTGTTTCGTCTGCTGCAACCTTAGAAATATCTAATAGTAAGAATGAATTATTATCTATTGCTTTACCATTAGCATACATTTTTGCAAGATATACTCTTTCGTCGTCTAAGAATTTAAAATCGTCAGAGTATTCAATCTTTTTACCCATACCTACACCTAAGTCATATTTTTCAGCTAAACCAATTACAGCTTCTCCAGTTGCAACAGATGGTTCTTGTACTATATCAACTGGGAATGGGAATTGATTTGCAACATATTGTCCTAAAGAATTTTTAGTTGTTGTAATAGCAAAAACTTTCTCCCAATAGTCAACTGGATTTACTATTAACGTAACTTTTGTTACAACTCTTTTTCCACTATTTGTTAATCTAGCAATTATCTTTCCTAATGTTTTTGGTTCAAAGTCTGTTACTTTTATTGCAGTTTTTCTTGGAACAGCTTGTCCAGGTGTTACAGCTGCTTCTAGGTCTCTATCCATACCATAAGGTTGATCTACACCTGTACCTGTAACAATAGCTTTAACTAAACCTTTTGACATGCTTTCTGTTAAAATTGTTCTAATATATGTTTCTAACCATGCTGGCCCTAATGTTAAATATGCTTTGCAAATTGGTAAGAATGCACTTAATTTGTAAAGAGTTGTAGACTCTCTCTTGAACCCTGTTTCCAATTCTTTCTTTATTTCATCACATAAAGTTCCCCACCATGCTACTTCAACATCACCTGTTCTCTTAATAACTTCTGTAATACCTGTTACGTTTGTTATTTTGATTTTCTTTAACAATGGATGTGCTTCTTCTAAATCTTCAAACACTCTATTTATTGTTGTTTTTGGCATTGCAACATCTAAATCTGTTAAAGCTTGTTTAACATTATTTTGTTTCATTGCTTCTGCAACTTTTTCAAAATATTTAACTTCTTCACTTGTTAATTGTTTAGCTCCTCTGTTTGTTAATATAATTGTGTCATTGTTAATTGTAGCTTGTTCTTTTGTTACTCTTTCAGCAACTTCTTCTGCAACTAACTCCATCCATTGTTGCATAACTTCTGCTTGTTCATCTGTTTTTCCTTCTTCAATAGCTTTTAAAGCTCTTTCTTTAATATCTTCTCTGTTTAAATCTTTCATACTCATTTTTAAATCCTCCTATTTTTTTAAAATTCCATTAAAAAAAGACTCCATAAAATTTGAGCCTTGTTTTAATTCATTATTTGATTGGTTTGAGCTGTTTTCATTAAGTCTTTCAACAACTCTGCTTGCTATTTCTTCAATAGTTTCTTTTGAAATATTAGCAGTGTTTCCTTTGCAATAAACAACTTCCATTTTAGCATTAGCCACTTCTGTTTCTGCTTGTTGTAATTGCATTTGCAAATTTCTTTTTTCTACGACCAAATCCATAATACTTTTACTTGCTGATTGCTCGATATCATCAGAAATTGGTAGTATTTTTGTACAGAAACCTTTGTCTAAACACTCTTGAGCAGTTAGCCATGTTTCTTCATCAAGAAGTTCTACTAATTCATCTCTTTCGATATTTACTTTTGACAAATAAGATTCAATAGAAGCTTCCATAATTTTATCTAAATCATCAGCTGCTTTTCTTAAATCTTTTGCATTTCCACATTCATAAGTCCAGCAATTATGAATCATCATCATAGAATTTTTTGGCATGTAGATTTCATCTCCTGCCATAGCAATAACACTTGCAATACTTGCAGCTATTCCATCTATGTAAACTTTTACAGTAGCTTTGTGTTGTTTTAACAAATTAAACATTGCTAAGCCTTCAAAAACATCACCACCAAGAGAGTTAATATGTAAATTAATTTCAGATATATCTCCTAGCTCTAGTAATTTGTCTTTTAAACAAATTGCTGAGTTTGTTTCATCACTCCACCAACTGTCCCAAATATCTCCATAAATATAAATATCTGCTGTGTTATTTGCT